ACGTAGGAGTGCCAGTCTCCGACCCAAGCGGAGACTTGCACGACCTGCTGAGGGTCTTCTGTCAAATCAAATATCAATGCCATTAGATGTCCCTCACATAGATGCGGAGTGGCCCGAATATCTGCGTGTCAGATGCTCCGGTTGTGCGTGTAATCGTTGCAGTGTATGTTCCAGGCGTATTCGTTACCGTCGTGTCAATGGTAAACGTAGCCCGCCCATCAGCTGCATAAGTTGCCGTACAGGAGTAAGTATCAACCAATGTTGCACCACTGTTGTAGACCTTAGCGGTAACCGTTGCGCACGTGATGTCAATGCCGTTACCGTTGCCATCTACACACTGGATATCTACGCCGTGCTGTGCGCCCTTCTGAATGTCCAGCGGATCAGATGCCCCTAGACCGTCAGCCTTGACCTCGTAAGGCCCCATCCGTACCAGAGCGGCAGAGGTAATAGGTGTCAACAGTTCAGCATTGACATACTGACCGAATGAGCCCGATGTGGTGTGGTTCGTTCTAAGCTCTTCCCATACCATTGATGGGATATCACCAACCTCGGAATCAATGCCGGTTACGGTCTGGTCAATCTGATTGACAACACCACCAAAGGTTGTAGCGTCGTTGTATCCGACTGGGCTTGCACCCCAGACAGCCGAGGCAGTCTGTGCTTCCGTCAAGCCACCACTAGACAGTTTGACCGTCATCACCGCACCGTTAGTACCAGAAGCACCACGCACCACGATAGTGACATCATCAGCACCAGCAGCCAGTGCAGCGTCTGGTACGTCAAGTCTGTAGACTCCCGGCATATTGGTTGCGTCTACCTCCGCAAAGCCGCCTGCTGTCCACGCCTGTGCGATTGTACGGGCTACTAGAGGGATAGATACAGAAGCAGTCCTTGTGCGGTTGTAGCGGGCTGAGAGACCGCTTGTAGAGGCTGTTAGACCTGTAGCACCGAGATAGAGTTCAATGCTTTGTGATGTGCTTCCGGGAGCGATTGTGATGGTTGAGGCATTGCGCTCGGTTGGTATGTAATAACCTGCACCAGTGATTGATGACAATGTAACAGCACCAGCATCAGGGGATGTACCAGCCCACGACTTATTGTAGAGGTCAACGAGTGGTGCGCCAGTAGCAGTGCCAAAAGACAAGTTAGGACTATTTGAATAAGATGCAAACAGAGGTAATGGATTTAGACCATTTAAATATGTGTAGCCAATATCCACACCAGCATTTCCTGTTGTCTGACTAGATGTACTACTTGGGAAGTTTACAATATTTGTAATATTGCCAGCAAAACGACAAAATGTTTGTGTGTTGAACCCAGATGTTCCATTCAAAGCCTGCGCGTTACTCAAAAATAAAGAATTTGTTACTGTGACATATGCGTTAGCACTACCGTTAATTTGAGTCAAAGACCCAGTCGGAGAACCGATAAAAGTGGAATTGTATACGGTAGCAGTCGTTGCACTAAGTAATACTCTTCCTCCCAAAAAGAGACAATCTTTAATAGTTGATGTATCAGATAAAATTGACTTACCCGTAATATTAAGGTTATTTGCTCCATTGTGTCCAAAAATGCAACGGTCTACTAAAAAATCACCGGCTGTCGCGGCAGGGGCTTCAAGCCATAACGTCGCCGCAGTATCAAATCCGGGGGATGAATTATTTGTAAACAAACATTTTGTAAACTTTATATACCTTGATGTTACAAACCAAACAACCGCCTGATTTGCACTCGCACCAAGATTGCCGTCAAAGTGTATATTTTGAAAGCTGTAATAGTTTTTGGACGTACCTTTTAAAACGTGTGTGTTTGTAAATACTGCAAGTGTACCCGCAGCGTTATAACTACTCAAACGCACAAATCCGGGGGGTATATCATTAAATTGTGTAGCGGTAGGGTCACCGATAATATTGACTTCACTTGATGGCGATGTGGCTGCTATTGTGATGTTTTCGGTATACACACCCGGCGCAATGTAAACCGTATCGCCACCAACCACAGCGGTACCAGAAGCAAATGCCTTGCCAAATGTTTTCCACGCTAAAGCGGTAGTAGACCCCAGCCCGGTGTTGGAATCATTACCATCTGTCCTAACGTAATAAGTAGCCATTACTCGGCATCCCCACTGATGATTTGATTTGCCATAACAACGGCAAACTGATTGACGATGCCAGCCTGAAACTGTTCATCCTGCTGAACCCACCAGACATTGACCGATGTCCCATCGACACCAAACGTGCCGAGGATATTACCAGTATCATCTGTAATGTCACCAAAGACACGCCAGTCGGTAGACGGTGCAGGTTCCTTTTCAATGCGGAAGTTTTGGAGATTCATTTACCCACCTTCAAGGCGTTCATGTCCGTACCCTTAAAAGGCATCGTCAAGAACGCAAGCACAGAACTCACCGCAGCGGAGACACCAGCCGCTACCGCCTTGCTTCCGTAGAGTGCCATCACTGCGCCAAGCTCGGCGATGTCCTTGGCTTCAGCGGTACGAACGCCATCACCAAAGACCGTGCTAAAGGACGCGACAAAGGCGATCAAGACAACCACGACCAGCCTGCTAATACTTATTCCGTTCATCGTTTCGCCTCCAGTTTGGTGATGCTTGTACGCATTTCACCTGTTACAGTTTCAAGCCTACCAATACGCTCACCGTGGTCTTCAATCTTAGCGGTGTCAACGGCTCCACGTTTGTCCATGCGATGCAAGAACTTGATGATGTAGGCAAGCAGGCTGATAATCCCGGTCACTGCCGCTAAACCTATGGTTGTCCATTCTGATGCGCCCATTATGCCACCCGCTCCACTAGTCCACAGTGCTGTACTAAAAGTTCGGTCTGTCCAAAGTCTGTTCCGATGACATCAAAGTACCTAGAATCATCACCGACAAGGTAGACCCGGTCTTGAGGCATCACATCAGCTGCAACGGCCACTATGAGTGTCCATTGCGCTGATGGCTGTATCGCCCCACCAACTATAGATTCTGTGTCGCTTTGGTTGGTAACCCGTGCAGGATATTCGGCAACCTTGCGCCATGTCTCAGTAGCACCGCCGCGACCATCTTCGGTGAGCGTGAAGCGGTGAACCTCTACGCGGTCTTGGCACAAGTTACGCACCATGCCTGCCTGTATGGTCTGACGCAGGATAGGGCTCATACAACCACCAATGGGCGATACTTATCAGCCATCTCTAGGCAGTGGCTTTTGAGTTGACTTAGCTTGACATCGGATGCGCCTTCTTTGGCATCGATTTCAGCGACCACACGGGATGCTTTGACCATCCACATCTGACGGGCTACGGTTCGGACATCGTAGCGTTCCACATTGATAGACCCCATGTCTACCCAAGTCAGTACCGGATCGGATGTCCCGTCTTGGATTGACCAGCCTTTGTACTGTGCCGCTGGATAGGCTGGAAACTCTGGTTGTGTGCTGGATGAAGTACCAGCCACCCGTGCCTCATAAACCCGCCCATTGGGCGTTGTAGGCACTACACGGTCACCGACAGCATAAGTGGTTGCCGCTGTCCATGTAGAGAATCGGGAGTAGATGTCTAACGCACTACCAATCTCGGTAGTGGAGAGCTGTGGGTAGGATGTGGCATCGCAGAAAAGACTAACTTGCGCGATTGCCTCGGCTCTGGTCATCATGCGCTAAGTATCCCACATAGGGTCTTTGACCCTGACCACGCATTGAAAACAAAAGACCCCCGGCACGTCTGCCGAGGGTCTTGATTGAAGGGGCTACGCTTAGGAAGCGTTGCTTGTTGCGAGAACGATGAGCGAACCAGGTACACGGGCAGATGCCGTACCGGAAACGTTTCCAACGTCATGCGCATTGAATGCGAAACGCTCGGTTGCCTTGTAGGTCAAAGCGTCCTCAACGAACTTGACTTGATCGCTGACCTCAACGGTCATTGCACGACGGTCACCAAAAGCAACACCCTTTGTCAGGTCGCCAAGGATTGCAACAGGGGTTGTTGCAGCAGGAGCCTTAGGCATATTCTGAACCCACTCGATCGGGTAACCGAAGAGGGTAGGTGCTTGGGTGTAAGCGTTCTGGATGTCGAGGATGGCGTTTCCACCAAGTGCAATCAACTTGTCTGCAACACCGTTAAAGAACAGGTCTTTGTGCATATACCACTTGGCGTTGTCTGCGTAGGTAGGAAGCTTTGCGACCATCGCTTGGAAGTTCGCGAGCGTGAAGTTGGAGAAGTTAGCACCGGAGAGTGCAGCACCAACAACAACGCCAGCGATGTTAGCCTTGGTAGCGTTCAAGCCGTAGACAGCCTGAAGAATACCCGTGATGCTTCCGTAAGTACCGGAACCGTCACCGTTGAAACAGGCGTTGTCCTCTTCCTTGGCGATGGCGTAAGCCATGTCACGGGCAAGAGCAGCACCGAGGTCGATAACCGTATCTTCGCCAAGTTCCTTGGATGCAATCGTGAGGACTGCAAGTTTCTTAGCGGAAAGGGAGACCTGACCAAAGGTGATGTCGGATGCCGTGATTGCTGTCGCTTCCGATGCATAGTAGACCGTGGTCGATGCAGTAGCGGAAGGAACCAAGAGCGTATCCGAGGACATCGGGTAGATGCGGGAGTTGCGACGAGCAACGCCATACTGTTCACGCAACCAGATAAGGTCACTGGAAACGATTTCAGGAACCGTATATCCACCAGCAGATGGTGTGCCTTCTGTCTGTGCCTTCATGTGTCCATGCTCGGACAACCACTTGGTTGCAGACTTTACGCCAGCGAGGTGGCGAGCAAACTGACCAAAGACATAAGCCTTTTCGTTGCGCTCGTCAGTGGATCCAGCAAATGGATTCTTCTGGACGTTGATGCCGCCCTTCCATGGCTTCGTGTCTACCGCAGGGGTAACGACAGGAGCGGTAGCACCAAGGCTTTTGATTGTCTCAATGCGCTCTTCAATGTCCTTGGCTTCAACCATCAGGGACTTGACCTGTGCAAGGTCACCGTTTCCGGATGCCAGTTCGCGAGCTGTGGCAAGGATGCCTTCGCGCTTGGCGGTAAGTTGTTCAATGTTCATAGTTGTGTTAGCAACTCCAGACGTGCAAGCAGTTCTGCCCGCTCGTCATTATCATGGGCTTTCGCCTCGACTACGAGATCCGGTTGCACTTCCGGCTGGTCTGCATCCCGCAGAGAATCCCAGACTACAGGTGCCAGCCGTTTAGCGGCTGACCGGCTAAGACCGACTGCATCCCGCAGCCGACGTTCTACACACCGCAGGGAAGCGGGCTGAATACACTTAGCACCGTGCATGGCATACAAGCCCTTTGCACGTTCTGCGAAAGCATCAATCAAGGCATCTGCCATGTCTTGGCTTTCGATAACTTCCATGGCTCCGGAGAGCGCATCCCAGTAGGCTTCTAGCCCTTCGTGGATAAGTTCGCCTTCGGCTTCCTTGAAGATTTCAGCGGCATACTCGGCGGCTGATTGCTCAGGCATAGGAGCCATGACCATCTCTTCTTCCATGTCATCCATCTCACCCATGCCGTAGTACTCCTCAAGGCTCTTGACGCTGTTCCTAAACTCCGCAGGTGTAGGGGTAATCGATGCCTCTGCGATAGGCCACCGGATGATTTCAGATGCACCGCCCATGGATTTGCGCTCAACCATATGAGCGGCAGCACCAGAGGAAAAGCCCATCTTGCCTTGCTTGCAAAGCTTGGCAACCATCTTGCCGTACTCGTCTGCCATGTCCAGTTGTGCTTCGTACCAGAGTCCCTCATCGGTCATCTTGATGAAGCCTGTACCGATGGACTTCTTACCAACTGCCTGATCCATACCATGGTGGTAGTAGACGTTGAGCGGTACGCGCTTACCCTCTTCCATTGGAAATCCGTAGTCGGTTGCCTTGGTGAAGTAGTCACCTTCAAGGTCGGTTGCCTTGGTATCGCCAAAGCGCACCAGATAACCTTTGACATAGCCAAGCCTGTCGCTCTTGATTCCGTCCACTGTAGATGTCAGCACGTCCATGGCGTAAGTATCCCACACGGTCTATATAAGCTCTCTGAGTGGCCGTACACGGGTGTTAGGCCCCCAGTCTTGGTTAGGTACTACTTGCACAAAATCAGCAAGCGGTTTGCCTTCCATGTACATTGCGTATCTTTGAGGCCCCATGATGGCTACCTTGTCAGCATCCGACAAGCCAGCGAGGATGCGCTCAGGTGTTGCTACCGGAGGTCTGGTATCAGGGATGGAAGAATCCCCGGTAATCTCCGCCCATGACATCGTTACCGGAACCATGACGCATCTACAGTTCGGGTGGCTAGGCATGATTTCATCAGTGGCTGAAAGAGTACCAGACAAAGCCAGACAGGCTAAACACACCCTGCTATCTTGTGTGGCTTGCCGTCGGTATCCTTGCACCGCCGGGTTCTGCGTGTAAAGTTGCCGCTGTGCTTCTCTCGCACTTCGGATCATCTCGGTACGTGCTATTGTCTCTGCTCGTTGCCGTCCAATGTCTGCCGCCTTGCGTACCCGCCGTGCTACTGTCCGTGGCCCTTCACCTAGGCTGATGCCCTGCACCAAAGCCATCTGCATGGCATCGGTTGTTACCTGCGGAATGGTTTCAAATAGGACACCCAGAGGGCTTCCATCACCCGAAAAACCGACAAAGGCTTGCAGCTGTTCATCGGGCAGCGTTGTCCATGAACTGCCGAGGCTGACGTTAGCCGGTTTACGACCTGCCGCCGCTTCAACCAAGCTGCTGCTCGTCTCATTCGCAAGGATGGCGGATTGCAATTGTCCATCTGCTGTAATGGTTGCTCCTTCTACCGCAAAGGCTTGCAAGTTACGACCAAGTTCCTCGATGTTGTCTATGATGCGCTGACGCATCCAGAGGATAGTTTGGCTTGGGTCTTCACCGTTTGCCTCACGCTCTGCGATGCGTTCCTCTAGTGCTTCCAGTTCTGCGATACTTGCAGCGGTAGCGGCTTTGTATGCTCGTTGCATCCGGGATATGGCTACGCCTTCACGCTCCAGCAGGTCGTTACGGAACTTCTGGGATGCGGCATAGATACGACCCGTGCCGTCATCTACTCGTTTGTATGAGCCTCCATCAGCTCGTACCCGTAAAAAGGGTGAGACTTGTACACTACCCCCGGAGTGCAACAATCTACCGACTTGGACTCTTCACCATGTATCTGGTTGCGCTTGGATGTTGCCCAGCGGAAGCCAGCATCACCGCCCCACAAGTCCCAGGCTACACGGCCAGCCGATGGAAAACCATCCTCACCAGCGTTGAAGCCTTCAGCCTGCTTATCGACTTCATGACGGGAGAAGAAACTGTACATCCGCAAGATGGTGTCTTCGGATAACTGCTCACCGTTGACAATCTGGTTTGCTCTTGCGAGTCCTACCCGTGTGCCACCATCAAAGCCTTCAGCCTTCCAGTCAAGCGCACGTTGTGCCGCTTCCCGCATTGCATCGGTTGGAGCAAACTTCGTGCTGAGTGCCTTGGCTTCACCTTCACGCAGGGTAACCGGAGCTGCTCCCGTGTGTTGCACTGGAAGGTTCAAGAAGTTGGTCACACTGCCGGGGTCGTAACCAGAGCGGATAAGGATACCAGCCGCGTTGGTTGTCTCTGCCAGCGATGCACCTGTACCAGCCTGTGTGCTGATAGCGGATGGATGCAGGATTCCTTCATCCTCTGGCACGGCTTCAAGCCCAGCAATGCGCTTTGCTTCCGCTCTATCGATGATGCCAGCCTTGTAAAGTTTTTCGGC